CCGCTCGTTGATCGGCTAACGCTGGTCAAAAGCGGAGAGAGAGACGTCAGTCTCCCACGAGGAGGTAATAAGCCTCCCCGGCCACCGTCCTAGAACGGCGACCTCCACCCGAGCTTGATGCTGACGTGCTCGGGGCGTCCAGAACGCTCCAAGTGCTCATCATCAACGTTCGCATCGTCGATGACGGTTCTTTGAGTAAGCTTCGGCAAGCCGAAGCCTCTCCAGGGATACCGACTGAGACACTTAAGCAGGGCACCGGACCCCTCCAAATGATCAGGAGGGGGCTTGGCTACCACAAAATAGCCCTTAGTTAGGGGGCTGTGGTATTCAGGATGTAGGCGCTGGAACTGATAACCCAGCGCAGACTCCCTGCCCAGCAGTGGAGAGGATGGAGCAACGTTGGGGAAGTGCTTTAGCAACTTCCCAACGAAATCATCCATCCAAGCAGCAGATTTCCACAATCCGGCCCAGTAAAACTGGTTACGGAGGGAAACTGCCGAAATAACTCCACTAGCATCCTGCCGTTGTGTCGGGAGTGCTTGTCGGACCTTGACGATACCAACGTCTTGGCCTTCGAAATACTCCCGTCCGCAAGACTCTCTGAACCTTCCGGTCCAGCGAGACTTACTAACGTTAACTACATAGCCGAAAGCATGTAGTTCGTTAACAACGGACAGCACATAGTCTCTGGGGACAATCAAGTCATCCCCAAAGACGCGCACCTGCTCAGAGAAAAGCTTGATCAGCCTTCTCCGAGAAAGCGGGGCACTAAGCTCCCTTTCAATCCCCAAGAAGATCAAGGTCAAAAAGACCATGGCCTCAAAGGGAAAGCAGAGAGCTGAACCCATAGACGCATACTTGGCCAAACGGATAACTCCGTGGCCAGGTACATCAGCCTTTCGAGATCTGCTTGCATCGACAGCCCGCTGCAAATGCGGAAAGTCTTCAAGCATCGCTCGTACATGCTGATATGAAACTCTATCGGAAGCTTCACTCAAATCGAGTGTAGCAAGGTCACCGCTGAGTGAACCTTGTGATGCCATTCGCCGATTAGGCTCTTGGTCATCAAATCCGATAACGCGGGAGAGGAAACTATCCTCTGAGAACGCGTCGAGAATACTGCGAAGGATTGCTTGCTGTGCATATTGCATAGCAGCAGGTTCTATCGCAATAATTCGAGGAGATTTAAGCGTCTTAGGAACGGTAATAACCCTAACGGGTATTTCCGAACCGGGTTCGAGGACGTGAACCTCAGAACAGAGATCTGCCTTGAAATGCAGATTTGGAATGAGGAACTCTTCAGCAGGAAAAACCTCCTGAAGTCGCGAAGTCCAGGTTCGCAGATTCCACTTAGCATTACTGCTAATGCGGTCTGCGACAGCGCCTGGGCCATGCTTAGGCTTCAACCTTGCCCAGTAGATATCTCTATCTACTTTAGCAAAGAGGTTGCCAAAAAGCATGGATGACATTCTTCTAAAATCCTCCATATAAGAAGGATCAAGAAGATCATCACTTCGACGAACGTCCTGCTCACATTGAATATAGTCGGACATCGCTCGCCTCTCACGGCGGGGAGTAACAACCCCCGCGGACTTCCCGTAAGGGTCGTCCTGAGAGTAGGCGATCTTGCTGAACATCAACGTAAGTTGACGCAAAGCATAGATTGCTTCGACGTCCGGCTCATCCAATAGCGCACCGGTACTTGGGTTAAACACACGTCCAAGGAAACCTCGTAGAAATACGGGGAAACCAGTAAGACGCTCCTTCTTAAAAGAGGAAACGTCCGAAGGGACGACGTGACCATGGTCAAGCCATTTTTCGACAGCTTTTCCATAGTCCGCCAGGGTAATCGCTAGAAACGAGTACCCCTCGTGTTCAACCCGACTCACGACAGTTTTTATGTCGCGAGTGGCGCTAGTGCAGCATCGTACAGCCATTTCATTAGCTGTACAGGACCAGAGTGACGTCAGGCTTTTCACGTTCCCTCCTTATCAGAGGTGGACGATCCCTAGCTCTGCCGTCTAGCTCGTACTGAATCAGACATCATGTTGCGCGACAGCGTACTCGAGGTCCGCTAGGGCCAAGAGAAAACGCTGAGACGCTTCATAGACGTCTGGAGGTTGCTTCTCAGCAATCCAGATGGTGAGAAACAGTGAGTAACCGCCACTTGCGTGACGGCCTACTGTCCTCATCACTTCAGTACCTTTCTCCGCTCTGTCAAGGGCACACATTGTGCCCAAAGATAAGAGCTTCGCTCACGAGGTACAGCGCATTGAAAAGGCCAACGACAACGACCAGGAATTTCCTGGAAAACGTTGCACGGGGGTCTTTATCAGTACGTCGACGGCCTCCGGTAGAATCCGGACGGCCAGGTCGCTTCGCTCCAGTCCTTGAATGGAAAGGAGAGTCGTGTCCCGTGACTGGTGAATCATCCCTTGCCATAGGGCACGAGTCCTAAGACTCGCCGCCCAACAGCTTGGTGATCATCAGGTCCGACGTGGCACCGAAGGCGGTTCTGAAGCCGTCAAACAGTGCCTTCGCCTCCGTCGCCGTGTAGCCAGCGGGCGGGAGGTCAACGACGAGATAGATACTCATCGAGACCTTCACGTTTTCCGCCGGCTTGAACGGGTCAGGGGCGACCTTGGACGCGTTGATCCTCAGCTGCCGTCGCGTTCGCTTCCCGTACTGATGGGAAGCGACGACTTGCAGCAGTCCGTCGGCACTGGTATACTCGGACTCGTCGTCTCCCACGCTGGTGCGCGGGAGCGACACGGCCGAGGCCGGTGCCACTGTGACGGACAGAGGGTCGGAGAACGACATGAGCATCACTCCTAGGAGCGCGGTTACACTCCCATTGGCGTTTTGACGCGGAGAAATACATCTGCGGCTAACTACGACTAATGCCGAGAGCAGCCACAATAGCCTTTTGCCGGGTGGTAAAATTATCCCAGCTAAGGTTGAACCCGTACGGTGTTGCCTTCCGACGAAGTTTCGTCTCAGAAATGAGATATACATCGGGAGGTTGCAAGCCAGACCGATAACCGGTCTGACCTGTAAAGGTATAACGATACGCGTGGAGCGAATGCTCCATCATGTACCCATACCACAACACCTGGTTGTCGATGGCCCATGCGGTCCAGTTCGAAAGAACGTCGCCGACATTGGAAAACCAATCGACAGCCCAGCTCCAAGGAGCAAGGTTCCAGATAGAATCTGGGGTCAGTGACAGGCCAAGAAGCTTTCTGGCCTGAATGGCGCAACGTGCCATGTCATTCCGCAGTCCATTGGACGGCGGGACATAATACGTAAAAGCGCCACTAAACCACCGATCAATCGCAGAATACTCACTGCGAATAACCTGCCCTTTATTGATCAGGGAGTTAACCTGGAGTGTGTCACTGGACGGGTTAGTCCAAGGACTCCTCTTATCGAGGTACACCATGTTACTCTCTGATACAATAGTCGGGAAGCGATATCCCCTGCGAACAAGCTTACCACTGTCACGATCATACTGGTCAAGAATTCGATCAGCATGAACGATTGACCGACTTATGTCAGTCAAATCAGACAAAAATGGAAGCCAACCGAACTGATAATTGAGGAATTCATCCCCAAAAGAGCGTCTCCGCTCTTGAGAGCTCATGGCTCGCCACGAAAGTAGCTTGCCACCGATGATAGACGGAAGTCCATCACCGACGATCTCTCCTACCGATTCGGTTAGGTTCGCAGATGGATTACTAGGTGAACATCGAGCGATGGCCGTTGTCCCAAAACCCTTCAGCGAGGAATCGCTAGAAGAATTAAAGGACGGCCACTGCAGGAATGTTGGCGAGCATGGCAGATAAGGGCCGTTATAAACAGCCTCAGTCTGCACATGAGTTTGCCCGTCGACCACAATACCCTCAACACTCGCTTCTTCGCCATTTGACATGACGGAGTAACGCTTGCGAGAGGTAAAAGGTCCACCCATATCCATATCGAAGCGCCCGCGAACGCGGGTTCTCCAAAGAGGATGGCTTTCGGATTCAGTATACTGAACCCCCTGCAGAGGTAGAAAGGCAGCTGTGTTTTGGTTTTCGAACGTAGTGTTCTGAACCAATTGACCCGCACTATTATAAGTGCGAGTCCTCAGTCTACCAAACACTGGACCCTCGTACGGAATAACTCTCGTACGAACGGACAGATGACACCTCCTTAGGGCCGACAAAACCATACTGGTCCCGGGGTTACCCCCGAATCCAATCCAACAATGTCCTAGACGCCATCGCACCAGGCAACGAGCACGACCCTCATGTCTTTCGACAAGAGGAGCCGGGCACCGTATGCCGTGGCCGCGAGCGTGATCTCATCGAACCAGTTACGGACTCGGTGAGGTACGAACTCCTTACGGAACTCGTCGGTGG